CTTTATCAAGGAGAAGATAAAATGGCAAGACCAAATGTTACAGTAAGAATAGTAGACGAATCACTTTCACCTCCATTTGGAGAGGTTTTAGGACCAGCAGTAGGAGCATTAGTTTCTCGCAACGGCCTTTTGACCAGAATGGGCGTAACTACAGAAAGACAACAAGGTTATTTATTTACAAACGATATAAATGACTGGTTTACTCGGTTAAGAAATTATACTTATAATACAAATGCCGCGTTAGGTGGTCAAATGATAGGACCAACATTGACTGCTTCTATCGGTCCATCTGCAGCTGCATTTATTTCCGCAGCAAATGCTACTGCTGGTTCATGGCAACAAGAATGGTGGGCGGTTCATAATTTCTTGCAATATGGCGCTTCTTGCTATGTTGGTGGTACTGGAGCATCTGCAAATACAGTAAATGTTTATACATCTTTACAACCAAATGAAATAGATTTTGATGTTATGTTCCACGGTGGCACCTCAGATAACCACATTATTGATGTCGGAACTGTTATTGATGCAAAGTCTAGCACAGATTTCTCTGCAATTGGTGTTCTATGTGGAACAGGTGATGCAGTTCCCACCGCAATTGGTGGAGCAAACGCAAACTATAGAACAGACAAATATGTCCACACATGGGGTCATAAGTTACATTTTGATACCGCCGGAAATTTGATCAGAACAAACGTATCTGCCGATGTTGCAGGATGCATTGCCAGAACCGACAGAGACTTCTATCCTTGGTTCTCCCCTGCCGGCAGAATCCGCGGTAGAATTCTAAATGTTGTTCGTATAGAACAAAATCTAACAGATGCAGCACAAGATACAGCGTTTGATGCCGGAATTAATCCAGTAGTTACATTCCCGGGCGAAGGAACCATATTGTTTGGTGACAAGACCGGAGCTTCAGACACATCCACTCTTTCCAGAATCAATGTCTCTAGACTATTCATCTTCCTCAGAAAACTATTGTCTCCTGTCGCAAGAGCAATACTCTTTGAGCAAAATGATGAAGACACCAGAGCAAGATTCCGTCTTGCTGCGGATAGTGCATTGAACCAAATCAGAGGTCAAAGAGGAGTAAGTGATTATAAGATTATTTGTGATTCTTCAAATAATACCCCCGATTTGATTCAACAAAGAATATTTGTTGCTGATATTTTGGTCAAACCAGTAACCGCAATCAATTATGTAAGATTGACATTCACAAACAAGAATTTGTCAAGTCCACTATGATTGATTATAAAAATCTAGCACAAAAATAAGGGAGAACAAAAATGGCAACAGGAATAAGAAACTTTAGACAAACATTTTCAGGAACAAGACCAAATAGATTTAAAATTATGGGTTCCTTTCCGACAGCAGTAACTAACGGCGAAGGAGGTAATGGTAATTTTAATCAAGCGTCTGCATCCTCCGCAGCTGGTGGCGCGCAATTTGATATTTACTGCAAAGCAACATCATTACCCGGATCTAGCATAGGTGTAATACCAGTTGCTTGGCAAGGTAGAATTGTTAAGTTTTCCGGTGAAAGAACGTATGCGGATTGGTCAATTCAAATATATGATTCATCTTCGCCCGGTCAAGTATTAAAACAAACATTTGAATCGTGGATAAATTTGATGAATCATCGTGAAACGCATGTATTAGATTATAGTTTAACATCGGATTGGACTGTTTATCACGCAGATGTAGTAAACTCCGTAGCAACATCATCTCAATCCGGTTTTACACAATCTCATATTATGAGACATTGTTTTCCAATCGATATTTCACCAATTGATATGTCTTATGATATGACGGATACCTTTGCTGAATTCACAGTAACAATGGCATATGATTTCTGGGAACCGGGTGGTGGATCAAATCCTAGCACTCAGGGCGTACCGCCATTGTTACAAGCACCATAAATACTAGAGTAACTTACAAGGAGAATTTTATATTATGGCTTTCAAAGATATATTTGGCTTTTCATTTAAAAAAGATAAGCAAGAATCTGAACAGAAAGACAACGAATTTGGAGGGCTGGAACCACCTAAGTCCCAGCCCTCCTTCGTTGCGCCCGAAGACTACGATGGAACCTATGTCGTAGAGGGTGGTGGTTTTTTCAGTCAGTATTTTGACTTCGGCGGTGCTCTCATACAAGAGAACACTCAAATACAGCAATATCGATCATTGGCTTTATATCCAGAAGTTGATAGAGCAATTCAAGACATAGTAAATGACTCAATCGTATTCGATGACAAATATGATTGTGTAAAATTAGATTTGGATAATATCGACAATATATCCGATAATATCAAAACAAAAATACATCAAGAATTTAAAAATATCCAAAGACTTTTAGATTTTAGCAATAAAGCAGATGATATTTTTAGACGATGGTATATCGATTCTAAAGTGTTTTATCATATTATCATTGACACAAAAAATCCAGAAAAGGGCATACAACAACTCAGATCCATAGATCCTACAAAGATTCAAAAGGTCAG